CGCAAGTATGGCATCGCCGGCCTGATCGCAGGCGGTGGCGCCGCAGCCGCCGCAACCCAGCAACAGCAGCCGAGCCAGTGACCCGCCTCGATGTGCTGGACCGGCTGGAGTGGTGGGACGTGGCGCGCCGCGTCAACCCGCGCATTACCTGGGCCGAGTTCCTGCACCAGTGGGACGAGTTCCAGCGCCTTAAGGCCGCACACGCAACGCACTGACCGCATATGTCTGACACCGCCATCCATCTGCATGTCCATACCGGCGACCGCGGCCCCGACACGCCGCCGGCGATCCGTGACCTGACGGGAAGCGATCCCGATGCGTACCCGAAGGACCTGGACGACCTCCACAGCAGGCTCATCCGCTGGTTCGAGGAGAGCGAACTGGCGCGCATGGACGAGATCGACCTGGCGCAGCGCGATCGCGATTACGTCGACCACAACCAATACACCAGGGACGAGCGCAAGATACTGAACGAACGCGGCCAGCCGATCATTACGATCAACAAGATCAAGGATAAGTTAGAGCTGCTCTGCGGCATGGAAAGAAAAGCCAGAACCGATCCCAAAGCGTACAGTCGAACTCCAGCCGAGGAAGATAGAGCAGACGCTGCCACTCAATGCCTACGCTACATCGCGGACGACAACAGCTTCTCGCTGGTACGCAGTCACGTCTTTGAATCGATGCTCGTTGAAGGCGCCGGTGGCATCGATCTCGGGCTTGAGGATGATGGCCAGGGATCGTGCAACGTGACGATGACGCATATTCCCTGGGATCGCGTCTGGTACGACCCGCACAGCCGATCGCTGGACTTCAGTGATGCGCGCTACAAGGGCATGGTCATCTGGACCGATCGTGACACGTTGGAGGAGCTGTATCCAGGCGAGGATGTGCAGGACGTAATCGAGAGCAGCTTCAGCAGCACCGACTTCTACTACAACGATCGACCCGAAACCGCGTTCTGGACAGACAACAACCGCACGCGCATTCGCCTCGTCCAGTGCGACTGGTCCGAGCGTGGCACCTGGTGGCGCGCGACCTACACCAAGTCGGGGCTGCTGGCCAATCCGCAGCGCAGCAAGTTCAAGGACCGCAAGGGCAAGTCGGCGTCCGGGCTACTGCTGCAATCCAGCTATATCAACCGCGAGAACCAGCGTTACGGTATGGTGCGTGGGCTCATCAGCCTACAGGACGAGATCAACAAGCGCCGCTCCAAGGCAATGCACTTGCTGAACGTTCATCAAGTGGTCGCCGAGCAGGGCGCGGTGCCGGATGTAGACAAAGCTAGGCGCGAAGTCGCCAAGCCGGATGGCTACGTGGAAGTTATGCCGGGGCTGAAGTTTGAGATCCAGCAAACCACCGACTTGGCTGCCGGCCAGTTCCAACTGCTGCAGCACGCTACCGCCGAGATGCAGCTCTCAGGCCCCAACGCGGCTATGTCAGGCACCGATCCGCGCGAGCTGTCTGGCCGTGCAGTATTGGCGATGCAAGCCGGGGGCGCTGCTCAAAATGAACCGTTAGCCGACGCGCTGCGGTTCTGGTCACGCCGCGTTTACGAGACCTGCTGGATGGCGGCGCGTGAGTTCTGGACCGGTGGCAAGTGGGTCAGAGTGACGGATGACCTGAACGAGACGAGGTGGGTCGGGATCAATCGCCCGGTGCGGTTGATGGACAAGCTGGCGGATATGGATCCACAGCACCGCGCCATGGTCATGCAGCAGATGCAGCTTCAACCAGGCGATCCACGGCTGCAGCAGGTCATCGGGATAGAGAACGACATCAGCGACCTCGACGTGGACATCACCATCGAGGAGGGCATTGATATCCCGAGCCTGCAGGCCGAGGAGTTCCAGAGCCTCGTGCAGTTGGCCAGCGTTCAGCCGGGGCTGATACCGGGCGACGTGCTGATTGCGGCGTCAGGGCTGCGCGACAAAGATCAGATCCTCGAGCGCATGAAGGAGCACCAGCAGCAGCAGCAGCAGGCCCAGCAGCAGGCAGGGCAACTCGCAACACAGCACGCGCAAGCCGACATCCAGGGCAAACAGGCGAAGGCCCAGGCGGACATGGCACTGGCGCAGGAGCGCAAGGTGAACGCGGCGGCCAATGTGCATTCCGTGCATGGCGAGTTCAGCGCACCACCCTACGGGCAGCCGCATGTGGCTCCCGACAACCCACCTGGCGCGTCACAGCCGATGCAGCAGCCGGCAGACCCCGAGCAGATGACGCCAGAGATGGCGATCGCTCATCACATGACCGACCTGGCCAAAAAGCAGGCCGACATTGCCAATACACGCGCATCCACACTGCTGACCGCCGCCAAGATACCGCAAGCCGCACAGCAGACGCTGCACACCGCGCATCAGACGCACCAGACGGCCATCACCACGAACCGGTTGATGCGCACGCCGATTCCACAGCCGCAGCCGCAAGGAGGTGCGCCGTGAACCTGCTACTGCTGGTCGTCATCCTGATCGTGCTGTTCGGCTTCGGTGGCGGGTATTATGGCTATCGGTCGGGGGCGTATGGATACGGCGGCTTCGGAGGAATAGGGCTTGTGCTGCTGATCATCGTGCTGCTGCTGCTATTCGGAGGGGGGCGGTTTTGGTAGCGCGGTGCGAGCACATTGGCGACGCCACGCTGTATCTCGGTGATTGCCGAGAGATGCTGCCGACGCTCAGCGGCGTCGATGCTGTGGTGACTGATCCGCCGTATGGCAAAGAGGCCACGCATGCGGGACACCTCGGCAACCTCACGCTGCGGAATGGAGAGCCTGTCCGGCAGGCTCTCGGGTTCGATGGGATCGGCGGCATCGCACTGGAGCGTCTGGCGCGGCTCTGGACTGATACGGCGCAACGCTGGGTCGTGTTCACTTGCGAATGGAAATATCTGGTGCGCCTCGACCAACTCGGATTGCTGGTTAGGTTCGGTATCTGGCGGAAACCAGATGGAGCGCCGCAATTCTCTGGGGACCGGCCAGGGACGGGTTGGGAGGCTGTAGCAATCTGCCATCGGCCTGGCATGAAGCGTTGGAACGGCGGCGGCGCGCATGCTTTCTGGACCTACCCAAAAGGCAGCAATGACAGCGGGCATCCGACAGGCAAGCCGCTTCCTTTATTCTCTGATTTCGTCCGTGACTTCACAGATCCAGGCGAAACCATCCTCGACCCCTACATGGGCAGCGGCACCACGGGCGTTGCCTGCGCGCGCCTAGGGCGTCGGTTCATCGGTATTGAGATCGAGGAGCGCTACTTTGACATAGCGTGCCGGCGGATTGAGCAGACGCAGCGCCAGCGCGATCTGTTCGTTCATGCGCCAATGCCAGAACACCCGGTCGAGACTGAGATTGCCGATCTGTTCGCGGAGGCGGCCGAGTAGCAGGCGGCTTCTGGCGGTCGCCGCCCAGCTACTCTCCCGCGAGCCTTGCACCACGCGGTGCGGCATCACAGCACGGTCGAGTCCAACCCGCAACGACGTAACGCGCAATCGCACCAACGCACTAACGCACCAACGTATCAACGCATGGAGGTATTTAATGGCACGAGTTCATGTCACAGGCGGCTATCTGAACGTGCAGGGCTTTGGCGGAGAATATCCGGACCAAGGGCTGCCTGGATCGCCTGCCTATCCGGATCAGGGGCTTCCGGGCGACCAGCCTGGGATCGACAACGCGCTGCCGGAGCCACCGCCTGGCATCTGGCCGCCGCCGAGCCTTGGCAATCCCATCGTGCCGATTGGCCCGGATAACACGCTGCCGGTGCAACCCGGCACCATCTGGCCATCGCCTGGACGCCCGAACCGCCCCGACCAGGGACTGCCAGGAGGCGGTGGACACCCTGGCGGTGGGCCGATGCCCGGCAATCCGCCGCGACCCGATCAGGGGCTTCCGGGCGGGCAGGGTGGGCAGATCGACAACGCGCTGCCCAGCAAGACGTACTGGATGGTCGCGTATTGTCCATCGCTGGGATGGCGGTTCATTGCCGTGGACCCCTCGCTGCGCCCTGGTATGCCGCTGCCACCGCACGCACAGCCGAAGTAAGCCTGTGCGCTGGCGCATCACGATAGCGGTTTGGCCTCACTCCACGGGCAATGGCGGGATAGCTGACAAGAAGGCGGCGGGGGCTGATGACGGCGACCGTTATTTCTACGTGGATGCCGCCGACTTCGGAGATGCGGTAACGCTAGCCTATGCCTACGCCGAAGGCATCCAATCACACCCAGCGGTATGGAAAGCTCCCGTCATGGGCGTCCACCGGTACGATCCATTCATGGGCGTCCGTACGATCCATAACCCCCGGTGAGCAACTTAACGATGCCACGAAGGCCAGATGATCCGTTCACATGGATTCTCCTAATTCCTGTTCTAGCAGCTATAGCGCTACTGTGGGGATGGGTGTCTGCGTTCGGTTGGGTTTGGCCTTGG